ACTATTATTTCGGTTAGAAATGCTAGGGTTGAGCAGAAGCAAGAATTCCAGGAACGTAATGTTAATAGAACACTTGGATCAGAAATAGTTTCTACTTCTACTACTCAAGGAGTAGGAGAGGAAAGAGATATTGGTTGGTTTGACCCACTTGCACAGTCTTTCTTAGTTGAAGAAGCAACTGGTGTATTCCTTACTAAGTGTGATATATTCTTCCGCACTAAGGATGATATGGATATTCCTGTGGTCTTCCAGTTAAGATCAATGCAGGGAGGATTTCCAACTCAAAAGATTCTACCTTTCTCAGAGGTTGTTTTAAGTCCTGATCAGGTTAATATTTCTGGTGATGGTTCTGTTGCTACTACTATTGAATTCAAGTCTCCAGTTTATTGTGAAGATGGTGGAGAGTATGCAATTTGTTTAGCATCTAACTCTACTAAGTATAGTGTTTATATTTCTCGTATCGGTGAAGAAGATCTTATTACCAATACCTTTATTTCCAATCAACCCTATCTTGGTTCTTTATTCAAGTCTCAGAATGCTTCTACATGGGAAGCAAGTCAATGGGAAGATCTTAAGTTCACTCTTTATAGAGCAGACTTTATTGAATCAGGAACTGTAGAATTCTATAATCCAGAACTTACAAAAGGAAATAACCAAATTCCTATCTTGATGCCAAACTCATTGAGTTTACAATCTAAGGAAGTAAGAGTTGGATTAGGTACTACTGTATTTGATGGTAATCTTGAATTAGGTAACACTGTTTATCAGATGGCAACTCAGGCAACAGGTAACTTGGTAGGAACCGCAGGAACTGCTGCTGGAACTAATTTAACAATTACCGATGCTGGTATTGGATATACTCCTGCTGCTTCGCAGAGGACTTATAGCGGTGTTAATCTGATTAGTATAACAGGTAATGGTAGAGGAGCAGTTGGGTCAATCACAATCAATAGTGGTTCTATAGTTGCTAGTGGAGCAACAATTACTAGCGGTGGATCTGGTTATCAAATTGGTGATGTAGTTGGATTTACAACTCTTGGAGTTACCTCTGTTGGTAGAAATGCAAGATTAACGATTACATCTATTGGTGCTACATCAGAACTTATTCTGAATGAAGTTCAAGGTAACTTTGTTGTAGGTGCTGCAAATACTGTTATGTTTGTGGATAGTAATACTGTTGTTAGAGAATTGAATAGTGGTAATGGTGGAGATGTTCAAATCTCTTCAATTAACCAAGATCAAGATGGATTGCATATTAAGGTAAATCATAAGAATCATGGTATGTATTTCAGTGATAATAAGGTTCAACTTTCAGGTGTTCAGTCTGATGTTAAACCTACTAAATTAAACACTGCTTATGATGCAACATCAACATCTCCAATTTCTGTTCTTAAAGCAGAAGATTTTGAGACATTTGAAAGTGTTGGTGTAGGAACTACTAATACTGGATTCCTTCGTATCGGTGAGGAAATTATTGAATATACTTCTGTTTCTGGTAACCTAATTGGGGGTAATATTACACGGGGATCAAATCCTGTATCATATCCAATTGGAACACCAGTTTACAAGTATGAACTGTCAAGTGTTAACTTGAAGCGAATCAATAAAACTCATAACTTGTCTGATGTAACTAAATCAGATCCTATCACTTTTGATTCTTACAATATTAAAGTTGATATGTCAGAGAAGTTTAATGTTAATAATGATGATAGAAGTAATGATGTTGGATTCCCTCAACTATTCGTAGGTCAAACTAAGTCTAGTGGTGGATATGATATAAGAGCAACTCAGAATATGCCATTTGAAGTTATTACTCCTGTTGTTCAGAATCTAACTGTTAAAGGAACTGCTATTACTGGTGAAGTTAGAACTACTACTGGTAAGAGTATGAGTGGAAATGAAATCCCTTATCTTGATGCGGGATATGAAGCAATTGCACTTAATGAATCCAATTATATGACTTCACCTAGATTAATTGCTTCTAAGATTAATGAAGATGCTAAATTAACAACTCTTCCTGGTTCAAAATCTATGAATATGAGATTGTTCCTTAATACTACAGATAGTAGAGTAAGTCCTGTAATTGATGGTCAGAGAGTAAGCACTATACTTACTTCAAATAGAGTTAATGATGTTATTGGTGATTATACCACTGATCCAAGAGTAAATTCTCTTACAGATGATCCTACAGCATGTCAATACTTATCTAAGGAACTTAATTTAGAAAATCCTGCTACATCTATTAAAATTTTATTAGGTGCTCATATTCATCTTGATGCTGAAATCAGAGCATTCTATGCGGTTAGTGATAAGCAAGGATTTAAACCTATATTTACTCCTTTCCCTGGATATAAAAACCTTAATAATCAAGGTCAAGTGATAGCACCTAAAAATAACAATGGACAATCTGATTCTTTAGTTGTTAAGTCAAATTCTTATGGATTTGCTCCACAAGACATTGAATATAAGGATTATACATTTACTGTTGATAGTTTACCCTCATTTAGATCTTATAGAATTAAGATCGTTATGACATCTAAGAATCAAGCTTACGTTCCTAGAATGAAAGATCTTAGAGTACTTGCATTAGCATAATATGGAGTATACCAAAGTAAAAGATAGAAGTGATTTAGCACGAGATCCCAAAACGGGATCTTTGGTTAATGTGAATAATTTAGATTATGAAAAGTATGTGGCAAGTCGAAAAGTTAAAACTGCAAAAACAAAGCAAGTTATAACTATTGAAGAAGATCTTGCTAATTTAAAAACTGAAATAAATGAGATTAAATTCCTACTTAAAGAGTTAGTCAATGGCAACTAAAAAGATTACATTTGATCCTACTGCAGGAGTTCCTGTAGCATCTAATTTGACCATCTATGGTGGTTCTAATTTTGATGCAACATTTACTGTTGTTGGAACTGATAATGCTGCATATGGATTTACGACTGCTTGGTCTGCTTCTGCACAATTACAAAAAAGTGCAGGTGTTGGTGCCACGACAATTCCAACTGCAACCTTTACTGCTGGTATATCAACAGGTTCTATTACATTAACACTTAACTCTACAAGAACTAACACTATTCCTCAAGGAAGATACTTGTATAATGTGTTGATTAGTCCTGGTCTTGGACAAACAACTTATAATATTATAAATGGAAATATACTTGTTTATGCAGGTATATCTTCTGCACTATAAATATAATGACGGGGTAATAGTCTAAATGGCACAACCAGGAACCAGAGGAGAATTTATAGATTATTGTAAACGGCAACTGGGTGCTCCAGTGCTGGAAATCAATATTGCCGATGAGCAAGTTGAAGACATCGTTGATGATGCTATTCAATTCTTTAATGAAAGGCATTTTGATGGTGTTTCTCAAGTTTATCTTAAATATCAGATCACTCAATCTGATATTGATAGAGGAACTGCAACAATGGAAGTAGGCGAAGGAAATAAAATTGCTGGTATATCAACTACAACATCTGAAACAAAAATTGCTGGAGTAAGCACTTCTTTTAATTTTTATGAGAATGGAAATTTCTTACAGATGCCTCCAGAAGTAATTGGAGTAACTAAACTTTTTCATTTTGACGGATCTAATACTGTTACTAATAACATGTTCAGTGTTAAGTATCAGTTATTCTTAAATGATGTTGCTTTTAATCTTGGTTATCAAGGTCTTTTAAGTTATGCAATGACTAGGACTTACCTAGAAGAGATTAATTTTTTATTGACTACAGAAAAGCAGATAAGATTTAATCAAAGAATGGATAGATTGTATATTGATATTGATTGGGGTAGTGTTAGTAAAGGAGATTGGTTGGTTCTTGATTGTTTTAGGTTATTAGATCCTAATGATTATCCTAGAGTATGGAATGATTCATTCTTGAAGAAGTATACAACTGCCCTTATGAAGAGGCAATGGGGTCAAAATCTACTTAAATTCCAAGGAGTAAAACTTCCTGGCGGTATTGAATTAAATGGACGGCAAATCTATGATGATGGAGAGAAGGATCTCGAAATCATTAGAGAACAGATGTCCAACATGTATGAAATGCCACCATTAGATATGATAGGTTAGTATAGTGCTTAACCCATTCTTCCAGCAAGGTGCTCGATCAGAACAGAATTTAGTTCAGGATCTAATCAACGAACAGTTGAGGATGTATGGTGTTGAGGTGCATTATCTACCTCGCAAGTATGTAACAGAAAATAAGGTAATAAGAGAAGTAGTAGCATCTAGATTTGATGATGCATATCCTATTGAGGCATATGTTGATACTTTTGATGGGTATGGAGATAATCCTACTTTATTGTCAAAGTTTGGTATTGAACAGACTAATGAAATAACACTCACAATATCAAGAGAAAGATTTGAGAATTACATCTCACCTTTGATGAAGAATGAGGCAGATGTAAAACTAACAACTAGACCCAAAGAAGGGGATCTAGTTTATTTTCCATTGGGAGATAGATTATTTGAAATCAAGTATGTAGAGCATGAGAAACCATTCTATCAACTACAAAAGAATTATGTTTATGAATTAAGATGTGAACTCTTCCGTTACGAGGATGAGATTATCGATACTGGTGTTGATGAGATTGATAATGAGTTAGTTGGAGATAATTTGGATGGAGATACAGAAGACGGTATCCCAACAATACTTGGACCAACTCAAACACTTACGTTGGTTGGTTTGGGTGTAACTGCGGGTGCATATACTGGTGTAATTGCTTCTGGTGCCATTAGATATATTCAAATTACCAATAGAGGTGGTGGATACATCTATAGTCCCTCTGTAGGGTTCTCCTCTGCCCCTACAGGCGGTGTAACTGGTATTGCCACTGTAAGGATGATTGGAGGCATTGTAGCGTGTAATAAGAACGTTAACGAAAGGGCACGATCTGTTCAGAATATAGACTTAGTAAATCCAGGTTCTGGATATACTGTGGCACCATTAATTCAAGTTACTGG